TATCCAATTGTTGAAGACGGAAAATACAAGGGAGTGATCGGAGTTGGTGGACTTGTGCTGGCAAGGGTACCGGAAGAGATCGCAAAACAGCGTACAGATTACTATGTTAAACAGGGTAATGAAAACGTTGAAGCAGTAGACAACGATCTTATGAAGGAACAGCATCCAAGTATGCCGATCAATATTGATCGACAGACTCGTGTAACTTTTGGTGGTACAAAGAAATCATAATAGAATTCTTAACCAACTGAAGTAACTTAAACTAAACAAATGTCTAAGGAGGACAACTACTATGGCAAATAAAGATGCTGCGTTCGGTTTAAAACCGATCGGAAAAGTTGGTCAGAACAGAGATGCGCAAGGTTTAAGTGAGTACAGTATAGCGGCTTCCGCTACAGCGATCTATTTTCAAGATCCAGTTAAAGCATTAAACACTGGAACAATTGGAGTAGCAGCTGCAGGGGATGTCTTATTGGGTTCACTAAACGGTGTATTCTTTACTGATGCAACTACAAGTAAGCCTACGTTTGCTAACAATCTGAAAGCTTCTAACACAGCTACAGATATTGTTGGTTTCGTAAGCGATGATCCGTATGAGAGATTTGAAATTCAATCTGATAACACACTTGCTTCGGCACAGACTGATGTTTTCATGAATTATGATATCTTATACACTGCAGGTGATTCAGCTAACTACGTATCAAAAGTAGAATTAGATGATTCAACTTTGCATTCAACAACAGGTCAGCTAAAAGTGATCGGAGTTTCGAAAAATATCGACAACAATGATTTGACTACGTCAAATACAAATTTTGTTGTTACTATCAACGAACACTTCTTGAAACAGATAGCTGGAGTATAATAGGAGAATAGGAGATAAATTATGGCTATATCTAGAGGACAACTAGTCAAAGAACTAGAGCCAGGATTGAATGCACTATTCGGCCTGGAATATAAACGTTATGAGAATCAGCACGCTGAAATATACACTACTGAATCTTCAGACAGAGCGTTTGAAGAAGAAGTTATGTTATCAGGTTTTGCTCAAGCGGCAGTTAAACCAGAAGGAAGTGGAGTTACTTTTGACAATGCTCAAGAAACTTACACTGCAAGATACACACACGAAACTGTGGCTCTTGCCTTCTCTATAACTGAAGAAGCTATTGAGGATAACTTGTATGACAGACTTGCTAGTAGATATACAAAAGCATTAGCTAGATCTATGGCGAATACTAAACAAGTAAAAGCTGTTAATCCGTTAATCAATGGATTTGGCACTTTCACATCAGGAGATGGTTCGGCGTTGTTTGCAACAAACCACCCAACTATTTCTGGTACTGTATCTAATACTTTAGCTACAGCAGCTGATTTGAATGAAACTTCATTAGAGCAATCATTAATTGACATTGCTGCACTAACAGACGAAAGAGGTCTGAAAATTGCTGCAAGAGGTGTTAAAATGATTATCCCTTCTGAGTTACAATTCACAGCTGAGAGATTGATGAAATCTCAAGGAAGAGTCGCAACAGCTGATAATGATATCAATGCAATCGTTTCTATGGGAATGGTTCCTCAAGGTTACAGAGTGAACAATTTCTTAACTGACCCAGATGCATTCTACATTATTACTGATGTGCCGAATGGTATGAAATACTTTGACAGAGCCCCAATTAAAACGGCTATGGAAGGTGATTTCGATACTGGTAACGTAAGATACAAAGCGAGAGAAAGATACTCATTTGGTGTATCTGACTTTAGAGGTATCTATGCATCACCAGGTGCATAATAACTAAATTTTTGTGGCGGGACACTGTTCCGCCACAATTAGAAAATAGAAAGAAAACTCATGAAAAAATTTATAATTATAATAAACGCATACGATTATTACGCAAAATTTGAAGTATCATCTAACGATGATCCTATTTCCCTTGAACAAGCTATAGTTGACAAACTAGGAGTAAATGATATAAACTGGGAATATGTCGGAGACAGAACATTTGCTTCTGACAAATATAGAATAACCTATGAGGAGGTTATAAATGATACAAGACCTATACAAACAAAAAAGGTCCTTGGAGTTGAAGTGGGAGCAGGAGCATCTATCTAATGGTAGATATACTCTTGAAATGGTCCGAATAGATGACAAAGTTAAAGAAGTCATCACGAAGATCAAGCTGGAGGAAGCAGCAATTGCTCACAAACAAAACCTTATTGAAGGTTCAGCTCCACAAGTTTCAGTAGCTACTTAATAAAAAAGCTACATCGTTGGAAAAAATCCACTCCACATTAAAGGCTCTCTTGCACTCTACTAAAATCTGGTATATAAACTAATCACTATATAATTAATTAGAATACTGACGCATATAGTCGACGGCCTAGAGACAGTATTCGGAAAACTAGGAGGATATAATTATGGCAAAAACTACATTTCAAGGACCAGTAAAATCAATTAATGGTTTTCAAGGTGTTGGAACTGGAAACTCTGTAAGTATCGTAGCAGGTGCAACTTCTTTAACTGTTGATTCACATGCTGGTAGAATGTTGTACCACAACGTTGCTGGTGCAGCTACTTTGACTTTACCTGCGATTAATTCATCTGCAGATTCAGGTGTTGCAGGACCAGGTAACGATCCAAACTCAGCGAACAATTTAGGTGCTTCTTTTGAGATATACATTGGAACAACTAAAACTGCTGACTTTGTTTTACAAGTTGCTAACGCTAGTGATACAATGACTGGTAATGCGTTAATGGTTGATACAGACACAACTGATAGTGCTGAAGGTTTTATGACTGCAGCAGCATCTGATACTATTACTTTAAACGGTAGTACAACAGGTGGACTAGCTGGAACAATCATAACTTGCAAAGCAATCGGTGCTAACAGATGGGGCGTACAAGTCCACACTGGTGGAACTGGCGATGCAGCTACACCTTTTAGTGCAGCCGTAAGTTAATAATTAATTTAGTGTGGGCTTCGGCCCACACAAATTTTAAGGAGAACAACTATGGGATATATGGGTGACGTAAAGTCTAAAATTTTTATAGACGATAACGCAAGTACAGCTACTTTTGTAGCAGCTGCTGCTCAACCTACTACTACCTTTACTTTGGCTAAAACTTCTTTTGGTACTAACACTGGAAGAAAAATTACAGCCACAACTTCAGGTTCATCAGATGGTAGCAAAACTGTAACGATTGTCGGAACAGATGTAAATGGTGATGCTGCAACTGAGGTAATTGCTTTACCTGGTTCAGCCACTACAACTGCTGGAACTACAATATTCTTTCAGACAATTACATCGGCAACTGTAAGTGCACAACCAGCAGCTAACGTATCTTTAGGTATGACAGCTGAAGTAGCTGGTGGAGTATTTGCTGGAAGAACAAGAGTAAGACAAGCTAACGTTGCTTCTGGTGGAGCTATTGGAAGTGTAGAAGTTAGAGACACAGGTACTGCAGGAACTTCGTTATTGACTTTAAGAACACAAGCAACAGCCGGAGATATTAATACTGTAAACATTCCACAAGACGGAGTTTTATTTGCAAATGGTGCATATATTACTTTTTCTGAAGTAAATTGTAATGCAGTTACTGTTTATTTCGACGGCTAGGAGAAAATAAATGGCAACTTCGGGAACTACTACCTTTGAAACTACATTTAGTATTGATGATATCATTACTGAAGCGTATGAAAGATTAGGTCGTTTTGATTATTCAGGTAATGATTTAAGATCTGCAAGACGTTCTTTAAATATAATGTTTCAAGAATGGGCAAACAGAGGTCTTCATTATTGGGAAGTTGCAAACAATGATATTACATTAGTTAATGGTCAATCTGTTTATACTATGTTTAGGTCATCTGCTGATGGAACGTCAGACGCTACAGCTGTCTTTGGTGTAGATGATGTATTAGAAGCTGTGTATAGAAATTCTTCAAATGTTGATTTTCCTCTAACAAAAATAAACAGATCTGCGTATCAAGGTTTATCTAATAAAACTCAAACAGGTGTGCCAACACAATATTACGTTCAAAGATTTATTGATAAAGTAACTATCACTTTATATTTAACACCAGGATCATCAGAAGCTGGTAATAAATTAAATTATTATTATGTTAAAAGAATACAAGATGCAGGAGATTATACTAATGAAGCAGATGTACCATACAGATTTGTTCCATGTATGTGTGCAGGTTTAGCTTATTATTTATCACAAAAAATAAATCCACAATTAACGCAACAAATGAAATTATTATACGAAGATGAATTAAAGAGAGCACTTGAAGAAGATGGCTCTGCTTCAAGTTCTTTCATAACACCAAAAACTTATTATCCAAATGTCTAATCTATCAAAAGGGAAATACGCAAAATTTATATCTGATCGTTCTGGTCAAGCTTTTCCATATCAAGAAATGGCGATTGAATGGAATGGTTCTAGAGTTCACATATCAGAGTTTGAACCTAAACAACCACAATTAGAACCAAAACCAACTACAGCTGATGGACAAGGTTTAAGAAATGCAAGACCACAAATATTTACTCAAGCATCTGGTGATGGTGGTTTTATGACTGTAGATTTAACTCTACCAGGAGATTTTGCTTTTGAGTCAAATAATGGTATGGTTCCAGATGATGGATCTTCTGTTAATAACAAAAGACAAGCATTAATAACATTAGGAAATGTAACGGTAACAACATAATGACATACGCAGAACTAGTACAAAAAATTAGAGACTACACAGAAGTGTCAAGCACAGTTTTAACTGACACTATTGTAAATGGATTTATAGAAAACGCAGAGTTTAGAATTTTAAGAGATGTAGATTCTGATAATAATAGAAGATATGTAACTGCAAATTTAGTTTCTGGCCAAAGATTTGTTCAGACTCCAGATAATTTATTAATAATCAGATCAGTTCAGATTCTAGACTCAGATGGAACAGCCTCAGCTAATAATAGAGAATTTTTACAATATAGAGATACGAGTTTTATGTCAGAATTTAATCCAAAAGAAAGCACGGGAGTGCCAAAATATTACAGCAACTGGGATAAAAATCACATAGTTTTTGCTCCAACTCCTAACGCTACCTACGAGGTTCAGATAAATTATATCTTGAAAGATGCGGGTTTATCTAGTACAAATACAACCACATACCTTAGTCTGAATTTTCCCAACGGACTTTTGTATGCATGCTTAGTAGAAGCATTTTCTTTCTTAAAGGGGCCAAATGATTTGTTGCAATTATACGAAGGAAGGTATAAACAAGTCACTGAAGGCTTCTCAGTAGAACAAATGGGAAGAAGAAGACGAGATGAATATCAATCAGGTGTTCCTCGAGTCGGTGGAAAATAATAAGGAGATAAAAAATGGCAATTACACAAGCGATAGCAAACAGTTTTAAAAAAGAACTTTTGGATGGCGATCACGACTTTTCACAAACAGGTGGTGATGTTTTTAAAATTGCTCTATATACTTCTTCTGCAACTTTAAACTCAACAACTACTGCGTATCCTGGAGACAGTACAGGAAACCAAGTTTCTAACTCTGGACAATACACTCAGGGTGGTGGTAAACTTACAAACGCAGGAACTTCTATGACAGCAGGTGTTGCTAGATGTGATTTTGCAGACAGATCTTTTACTGGTGTAACTTTAACAGCAAGAGGTGCATTGATTTACAATACATCTTTTTCTAATAAAGCTGTAGCAGTATTAAATTTTGGAGCAGATAAAACAGCGACATCAGGAACTTTTACAATTCAGTTTCCCGCAGCCACATCAACAGCAGCGATTCTAAGGATCTCTGGTTAATCGTAGGAGGTAACCTCCTATGGCAACTTGGGGAACGCTTACTTGGAACGTTGGACAATGGGGCGATCAAGCTAATAGCGACGTATCAGTAAGTGGTATTGCTTTATCCGCAAATCTTGGAACAGTCACATCTACACAATCAGTAGAATTTGGTTGGGGTAGAAGTGAATGGGGTATTCAAGCTTGGGGTGAAGCAAGTGATGTTGCTAATCTAACAGGTCAATCTTTAACAGGCGCTCTAGGAAGTGTCACCATCGATGCAGAAATTCTTTCTGGTTGGGGTGGAGACCCTTGGGGAGAAAATGGTTGGGGTATTTTTGGTGACGTTCAAGTTACCGGAATAGCAATGACCGCTACGTTAGCCAGCGTAGTTACTCAAGCAAATTCAGACGTATCAGTCACTGGTCAATCTTTAACAGGAACTTTAGGAACAGAAGTTGCAAGTGGTACAACAGATATTCCAACAACCGGATCACAGGCAACAATAACTACCGGAACTGCAACAGTCACAGCTAACGCTGATGTTTCGCCTACAGGAATTTCCATGACGGGAGCTCTTGGAAGTTTAGATACTTTTAACCAAACAGGTTGGGGTAGACAAGGTTGGAATGAGAATGCTTGGGGTGTTGAAGGTCAATTTGCAACTGCAATACTAACAGGTATTGGAATGACTGGTGCCTTAGGCACAGAGGTTGCAACTGGAACAGCAAACATATCTCCTACCGGTATTGGTATGACAGGAGCTTTAGGAACATTAGAT